ACTGGCCGACAATCGTCTGAGGCATATCCAAGGTCGTTTGACGCAATTGTAGGACGCGCTCCACGCTCAGTCCCTGCGACGCAAAAGACACCATCAGCACAGAACTTCTACGAAGGTGGCCGTCGATACCAGGACACCCGATACACGTACGACCCAATCACCAGCCCTCGTAAGACACAGTATGACCCGCGAACTGGATATGCCTTGCAGCCTAAGACCATTACCGGTCCAAAGCCAGGCGCGGCACTAAACCCAACTGGCGCACGGTACGCACCGCCGCGCAAGGCACGAGGGGGACAGCGATAATGCCTAAAGTAGCAGGGAAGAAGTTCCCATACACCAAGAAGGGTATGACCGCAGCCCAGAAGTACAAGGACCTTAAGTCCCAGACTGAGTCGGCCGGCATGTCCGTCAAGGAAAAGTCAGGCAAGGTCGTCGTTGCCAAGAAGAAGGGCAAGAAGAAGAAGTAAGGAAGACGTTTACGTCTAACCTTGGAAAGAAAATTAAGTAACAGCCGCTAGGCTGGCTTAGTAAAGGGTATACCCCCAGGAGAAAAAGATGGTATCGATTATTAGACCAGAGCCAGACAGGGAAAGGAATCCAAAGACGGACGAAGCGAAAAGCCGAGGCGGCAAGGAGCTTCCACCTGTTCGAGGCAAGAAGCTTCCACCTGTTGAGAAGAGGGACAAGAGGGTCCAGAAGCAGAAGACTGGCGTACTAAAGTCAATCAAGGCACGAAGCCTTAATACAATGAATAAGACAAAGCCAGCCCAGCCAAATCGACGTGGCGGTCGATAATGGTATACGGCAAGGGGCCTATTAAGATGGGCAAGAAGAAGAAGTAATGGCCTACACCAAGCCAGCACTTCGTGAGTCCATCAAGGACCGCGTCATGGCCAGCAGCAAGGGCGGTAAGCCCGGCCAGTGGTCAGCTCGCAAGGCCCAGCTCCTAGCTCAGGCCTACGAAAAGGCCGGAGGCGGTTACTCCGGAGAGAAGACGAAGTCCCAGAAGTCACTTTCTAAGTGGACAGGAGAGAAATGGGGAACAAAGTCCGGCAAACCAAGCACGCAGGGGCCAAAGGCCACCGGCGAGCGGTATCTTCCGAAAAAGGCCCGAGAGGCCCTCTCAAAGAAAGAGTACTCGGCAACTTCCGCCAAAAAGAGAGCGGATACGAAGAAGGGGAAGCAATTCTCCAAGCAGCCGAGCAAGATTGCCAATAAAACTTCTAAGTACAGGTAAATCGGAGTAACAAAATTTCGCCCGCTTCGCGGGCTATGGAGGATACAGGGATGGCACCAAAGGGATTCAAACTGGCCGGTCGAGGCCGAAGGCAGATCAAGGGCTCAATCGGTGGCGGCGGTGGCGTACGTGTGCGTTCCAAGGGACGCTCCGGCGGCGGCGCCACAGGCGGTACTCCGACCCCTCCTGGCGGAGGAACTCCAACGCCATACGTTAAGGATCCAAAGGATCCAACCCTGTTCCGAGATAAGGGCGGCGCATTTACTACTGAAGGGTACGTCAATGTACCTGGTGGACGAGTTTTCGTTCGTCCTGGGGACACCATGTCTGAGGCTATCGGTCAGGGCAAGGGACTTATTGGAATGGCCAAGACTGAGCGGGCTCGGGGTGTCGGAGGCGCATACACAAAGGGTGGATACGTAAAGACCAACGAGAGCGGCAGGCTCTCTGTTGCATCAGTGCGTGCCGGAGACACAAGAAGCGAAGTAATTAACATGGCTCGAGCCAGGGCCGGAAGAAGCCTTGGAACAGGAACAGGTAGGCAGCGAGCAGCATCTCAACAGAGATCACTTGTTAGCTTCCGAGCTGGCGAGCGAGCAAGCTCCGCACCTTCTGCTCGAAGCACCCCATCTTCGCCGTCACGGACATCGACTAGAACGTCTTCTGCAGGATCTGCACCACGTGCAGCCGCACCAAGGGCAGCAGCCCCACGAGGCGCTGCAAAGCCTGCAGCTAGGGCATCGGCAGCCGCAAAGGCTCCGGCCCCAGTGAAGAGGAAGTCGACCACCGCACGAAAGGCAATGTAGGCTGGATCCACGACCAGCCCTTCCTGGGGGTGGGCTCGCTGCTGGGCCCACCCCCACCTACTTGAGGTATTGAATGAATAAACCGCGGGATTACCGTAAGGAGTACGATACGTACCATGGTAAGACCGAGCAGGTTGAAAACCGGTCGTCGCGCAACAAAGCTCGACGTAAGGTCAAGGCCGCTGTTGGAGAAAATAAAATCCGCGGTAAAGACATCGACCACAAGAACGGAAACCCAAAGGACAACCGGAAGTCGAACCTACGAGTGATTTCCAAGTCAAAAAACCGGAGCAAGAAGTAAGTGGCAACTTTTAGATTCGTTGGCCGAGATATCAACATTCACTGGAATGGATATGATATCAAGGGACCAGCGGGAACCGTGTTCTCGATACCGGATCAGCTATACGAGGAGTTCGAGGACGATCTTCGTGGTGCTGAGCCTTCACTGGAGTGGATTGACACCAACGAGTTCCTTACCCTTACAAATGCCGTATCGGTAACAACCCTGGATTCAAGCTTCCCAATTTCGGTTACCAGCACTACTTCCGGAAAGATAATAGGTGTTACATCATCGACTGCATCTGATGGATTCGTACTAACGGCCAACGGATCTGGAGGGGTAGCGTGGGAGTCCCTTCCGGCAGACGCTACTGGGATAACTAGCATAATTGGAACTTCCCCAATAAGCGCGGCGGTTTCCGGGACCCAGGCAACCATTACCATAGACCAAGCCGCAATCACTGGGTCTACCGCGGCCATTAATGCGCAGGTCGTTCGCTTCCTAGTGAAGAACACGACTGGAACCACGATCCCGAAGGGTTCTGCGGTGTATGTCTCTGGTGCAACCGGGGACAATGCGCTCATCTCCCTTGCCTCTGCAACATCCGAAACCACTTCGTCCAAGACGCTTGGAATTACCTCCGAATCTATTGCGACGGATGCATTCGGATACGTGGTTGAGGCTGGGTATCTTACCGACATCGATACCTCTGCAACCACCGCTGGCGCAGCCGTCTGGCTAGGAAACACCCCTGGCTCGCTGGTATTCGTAACCCCGCCAGCAGAGCCAAGCCACGCTGTCTACCTAGGCGTTGTGGTTCGGGTGCAGTCAAACAACGGATCCATCCTTGTCAAGGTGCAGAACGGATACGAACTAGATGAGCTGCACGATGTCTCTGCGGCAAGTCCGTCTGACGGGGACATCATCCAATACAAGAACTCAAGCAGCCTATGGACAAAATCGTCCGTTGCTGCCGCAGGAATCGCTGCATCTGTCCATACTCACGCCTACCAGGATGCTGGCACCTACGTCACGGCGGTTAACGGCACTGCGCCAATCACGGCCAGCACAGACACCGCTGGGATTGTTTCTGTATCGCTCAGTGCCTCCTACTCCACCTCAACGCACGACCATTCTGGAGTATATCAGGTTGCAGGAAACTATTCTACTGACACTCATACTCACACCCTTCCTCCAACTGGGTCTATTGTTATGTGGCCGACCAGCTCGGCACCGTCTGGATACCTATTCCTTGATGGATCGACCCACAGTCAGGCAACATACCCAGAACTTGCAGCAGTCTTCGGGGTCTTATCTGGGACATTTACCCTCCCAGATATGCGCGACCGATTTGCCGCTGGTCTTTCTATCGTTGGGGCGCTGTCAAATAACGCTGGTACTTTTGCTCCAGACACATCAAATAGCATTGCCCACACGCACTCCACAAACATAGCTCACGGCCACTCCGACACTATTGAGGTAAATACCCACGCGCTACACGATCACTCTGTTAACGTTGCTACCACTACATCATCTGGTCCAAGTGCCTCAACAAACCGAAACTTTGGGACGCAGACCTTAATATCTGTCCCAAGCGGAGACCATACGCATACTGTAAACCCAGCAGCGGTTACATCCGCAGACAACTCGGCGGGCATCAGCCACACAGTGACTGGTGGCGTCACATCCCTTGGCACAACTAATGTCACGTCAGGCGCAATGAGCGCCAACGATACGGTTCTTCCAAAGTCAACACTCCTAAACTTTATCATTAAGACTTGAGGTGAGTATGGAACTAGTAACAGTACAATACATCTGCGAAACTACTGGCTGCCCAAAGAGCGGGGTTGGCCCACGAACGGCTGTTATAAGAAAAAATGAAGACGGTACATTTCCAGATTTTACTTGCGGAGTTTGTATGGAAAAATTAAACTTTACAGTTGTAGAAGTAAATGACTAACTGGCTTAAGCACTGTAAAAAGGACACGTTTACAGAAACTCACCGGGGAAATACGCTGAAGGGATTAATATGAAGTTAAAGGTCAAGTCGCAGCTCGATCACGTTGAGAAGGGCGGCATCCTAGACGACTGCGGTCCGTCCAGTACCGCTGCCGCTGTCGCGTGGGCATCCAAGTACGCGGTTGACCCGACGGCTGGTGACGGCATCAAGGCAAAGGCAAGGGCAACTGGATTCGTGGAGAAAGAGGGAGTGTCGGACAACGGCTCATCTCTAGCTGACCTCATCAAGACAGCCAAGCAACTTGGTGCAAAGGCACGCTATGCAAAGTCGTGGGACGACGTTGTGGTATCCGCTTATCGTGGAGCCGGGCTGGTAATCTGGGTTCAGCAAGGAGTTGACTACCCTAATGTTGAGATCAGCGAGTGGCACAAAAAGTGGCAGAAATATTGGATTAAAAAGGACAGGAAGCACATCGCTCTCGGCTACGGCCATATGACCGCAGCCGGTTGGGATGCCGTTGACGGCTGGCAGTGGGCGTGTCCCACGCGGTCAGGCAAGCGCAAGGAGAAGTTCGGGGTCGTCGTGACCGAAGAGCAGCTCAAGCAGATTGCTACGAGCAAAAAGAAGCAGACGGGCGGCGCGGCGTTCAAGCACGTCGTCATCGTTGAATGGAAATAAGGAGTAAGAATGTATAGCAACATCAAGGCGGGCATCCGCTGGATCATTGACAACACAGGCGTAGACGAGGCAGTGATTGAGTTCCTAAGAACATTCGTCACGGTCTCCATCTCGGTCGCACTTGGACTCGGAATCCCAATCCTAGACATCTCTGGAGGAGACTTCCGCACAGTTCTTTCAGCAGGGCTGGCCTCAGGTCTTCAAGTGCTTATCAAGTTCCTAGACCCAAAGAACCCCTCTTTCGGGATAACGGAAAAGTCAGCTGAGGACAAGGCTGCGTTAGAGAAGCAGTTCGATATTTAAGTGAAGGCGATAGACCTGGCTCCGATACTCACCGGTTGCCACGTTTGCAGGAGCCCCTTTGCCGAAATGATCGGCAAAAGAATGAAAGAGGGGATGCCTGATACCAGGATCAGCAGCTGGCTAGAGTCTGAGGGCCAGTACGTCAGCCGGATCACCCTTGGCAAGCATCGAAGAGAGCACCTAACCACAGACTTCGAGCAGGCTAAGGCCGCTGCCATAAAGGTAATGGAGAAGCGAAAGAACACCTTGAAGCCAACCTCCGGAACCGATCTTGCCTCTCTAGTCCGGGACTACACGTTTTCCGCAATAGAGAATGGCGAGCTACTTCCCACCCTTTCAGAAGGGTTGCGGGCACAGGAAATTCTCGACAGGAGACAGGAGAAGGGCGCAGATAGGGATCTGGCAATGACCCTGGCATCAATACTGGGAGGGTCCATCGTGGTAGAGGGAATAGCAACTCCAGTCGAGCCGGAACTACTTACGGAATGATGACATGGGTATACGTCGGCGGAACATTCGATATGTTTCACCACGGACACTCAGAGTTCCTGCGAAAGTGCAGGGACTACGGCAGGGTGATTGTATCACTAAACTCAGACGAGTTCGCAGAGCGGTACAAGAGAAAGCCGATCATGAACATCGCTGAGCGGATGGCAGCAGCACAGGCCTGCCGCTGGGTCGACAAGGTGGTTGTGAATATCGGTGACGAGGACACAGGGAAGACCATCGACTCGCTGGACGGAGTCAAAGTGATCTACATAGCTCACGGAGATGACTGGACCGGCAACTCACTCCTAGGTCAGCTCGGTATAAGCCAGGAATGGCTGGAAGAGCGATCGATCCAAATGCTATACGTCCCATATACCAGGGGAATATCAAGCAGCGATATCATTAGGAGAATCAGTGGCTACGTTCACAGCAATTGTAACTGCTCATGCGGACGAGGCGTCAATGCTACGTACGATCAACTCCCTTCTGGACCAGACCAGGGTCCCTAATGAAATCATTGTCCTGGCTAGTGATATTAGCCTCTCTAAAGCTGAAAGAGCGTATCCGGCAATCAGGTTCCACCCGGAGCCGAACCTCAATGACTGGGGTCACGACAAGCGAGCCAAGGGGCTTGACCTGGCGGCATCTGATTACTCGGGTTGGTTCAACCACGACGACTCATACGACAAGACGTACATAGAAGTGATGATGTCTGAGGCAGAGTCTGGTCACGACGCAGTCTACTGCGGGTGGTCCAAGGCCTCAACCCCAAACTTTAGGTCCGGAAGTTCGACCTCTGGCAACTACATAGTTAGCACTACACTTGCCAGAGAGGCAGGGTACACGGACCGTCACTACGAGGCTGACGGAACGTTCATCGAAAAGATAGCCTCAAGGTCTAAATCATTGAAGTTCGTGCCGAAGGTACTGTACTTCCACAACGAGGTGAGGAATGGCTAGAACGGCAGCATGGCAGCGAAAAGAAGGAAAGAACCCTAAGGGTGGCCTAAACGCCAAGGGCAGAGCTTCCTACAAGGCGGAGACCGGGGGCACTTTGAAGGCGCCAGTCAAGAAGGGGGACAACCCCAGAAGGGCATCGTTCCTGGCCCGAATGGGCGGAATGCCCGGTCCGGAGAAGGACGAGAAAGGCAGGCCTACAAGACTGCTACTTAGCCTACAGGCATGGGGCGCCAGCAGCAAGTCAGACGCTAAGGCCAAGGCGCGTGCAATGAGCGAGCGCCTTAAGAATAAGAAGAAGAAGGGATCTTGAATTCTGTCCAAGGACAAGCCGCTCTCGATCTGGCTCGCGGTCGCAGTGACGTCGAGTTCTTTGCTTCTCGCTGGCTCGGTATCAAGGGGAACCCTGGTCAAGTCAGATGGTGGAAGGCTTGTGCAGACCGCGCAGATGACGGGTTCAGGCCAAGGTACCTCACAACCGTCGTTTCCGCTGGTAATCGTGCCGGCAAAACGCTCGCGATGGCGGTTGTCTGTCTTCATCATGCCCTCTACAAACTCGGGGTTAGACCTCCCTCCGGAGGAGATCAGGCGGATGCGATCAGGTGGATCAATGACCCGTACGAGTGGTACCACGTTGGCATCCAGCAAGAGACCGCAGAACTTGTTCACCGCGAAATTGCAATGATACTGCAGGGTGTGCATCCGGCCCAGAAGGGTCGCGGTTGCCCCCTAACAAAAGAGCTCGGCAAGGTTGCCGACTTTGAGAAGAAGTACCGAGGGGAGTACCTGTGGATAAAGTTCAACCCAATTCTGGGAGGGGCCAGCATCCACTTCCGAACGACCCAGGACAAGGCGAAGGCGCTCCTGGGCAAGGACATGCAGGGAATCTCGTTCGACGAGGCAGCTTTCGAGCCTCACTTGATAACAATCTACCAAGAGGTTCTAAACTTGCGCCGCCTGTCTACCGGTGGGCCGCTCCACTTCATCGGGACCCCAACCGAAGGCTACAACGACTACTCGGATCTCTGGGAGATGGGAAACCCGGAGAACCCAACCAGGGACGACCAGTTCATATCGTTCCGATTGTCCACGAGGGACAATATCGGATACGGACTACGTCAGGAAGATTTCGACGCGGTCGTTAGGCAGCAGGCTGAGTACCTAATCCCTCAGAACGTAGACGGCTACTTCATCGAGTCCCGTAAGGCATTCTTCTCGTCTCAGGGAGTCGAGGCCTGCTTCGATAGCACATTGGAGGTCGAGGATGCGCCAAAGTCGGCTCACCGTTACGTCCAGGGCTGTGACCCTGGTATTTCGTCCGACGCAACATGGGCGCTCACAATCGACATCACAAAGCGCGTCGCTATGCAGGGAGTCAGGGCACGAAAGCGGTCTGGCAAGCAGACGATTACCGCAGTGGTCAACATGGTACGAGAGGGGCATCTCCTTTACAGTTCAAGCGCACAGTGCACCACGGTAGTCGACTCTACCGGGATGGGCGGCAAGCTCTTCCGTGATGAGTTCTCAATCATAAAACCACTTAGAGACTTTGACTTTGGTGGCACGAAGTCTAAGAAGCTTGAACTACTAAACGACCTAAAGACAATCATCGACAAGGGACAGATCAAGTTCCCACGAGGGGGCATCTGGGAAGATCTACGGAGGCAACTCTTGGCTTACAAGCTAGACGACAAGAAGATCGAGCAGGATGCCGTAATGGCTCTTGCTATTGCTGTCCGCTACGCGATTAGGAATCCCGAGAAGGCTGCGGCGAACGTCGCCTTCTCCTATTTTGGAGCTGCTGAATAATGGCTAAGGTTAGAGGAATACCAAAGACGTACGTTAATGGCGAGGGCGTCCCTGGACAGTATACTACAGACCCGGATGTCGCTACACCGGCGCAGATTAAGGCGCTTGGCGACGCTCTAGACAAAGCCAGGCGGCTATCAAAGGGTGAGGTCATCGTTGAGAAGATGCCTCAGGCCGGCAAGGGAATAAAGACCGAGACGTCCGCACAGATCGCACGAGAGATCAGGAAGGCAGCTCCTTCTGGTCCTGCGAACACCGGGGTCAAGGGTGCAATAGCTACATCGCCGTCTATTGTCAACGTGTCCTACGGTGGCAAAGTCAAGGCAATCAAGAAGAACTACACCCCTGTTGATGCAGATAAGCTCACACCTGGCCAGGCCAATGCCATCGCCATGTATCGCAAGTCGCTCGAGATGCTCGATGTAAACCCAGAAGAGAGCGACGAGTTCAAGCTGTACGGAGAGATCCTAACTCGCAAGCAGCAGCTGGAGCCGGAGCAGAACCGACTCCGCAGCATCTTCCGTCGCTTCGACCGGATGTACCATCCAGATACTATCACGCTAGGTGGCGCTGACCACTGGGCCGAGGACCCTAGCGCAAGGCTAGCCGGCCGCGCCCACGTGTCGGTCAACGTTCACGCAGCGTACGTAAACATTCCATCTTCACTGCAGGCAGTAGTTCCAGTAATCCACTACATCCCCGAGGCCCCTACAGAGGAGGCCAGGCAGGATGCTGCCAACCGAGAGCGCCTATTCTTCTCGTGGTGGCACGAGCAGAACATGGACCTCAAGCTTGAGACGGCTGCTCTCACAAAGAGCCTCTACGGATACACGGCAGCCAAGATTTACTGGGACGCAAACCTCAAAATGCCTTCCGTCAATATCATCGAGCAGCCAGAGAACCTCTACATGGGGTTTGGCAACTCGGACTATACCCGCCTAGACTGGGCCCTGTACTGCTACGGCCTATCCCCACAGGCGGTCAAGGAAGACTTCGGGATCGACATCATCCCAGTCAAGCAGGGAGAGAAGTGGTACGGATATTCCACAGGATCAACTCATGACGATCCACTTGGAACTGTTTACCAGAATCAGTTTGAGCGAAACCCACTCCGCCGAGAGACTGTCTACGAGCAGCTACAGGTGGAGATATACGACTACTGGTACAAGGTTCCTACGTCTGCCGGAAAGCCGCCGATGGTCTGGAATGCAATCTACGTCGGCAACACTCTGGTAAGTCACACGCGACACCCAGAGTATGCTGGCAGCATTCCGTACATCATGGTGCAGAACGGCAAGGTTCCTGGCAGCCCATACGGTAAGCCAGAGCTATACGACGTTGAGCAGCTTCTTCGAGAGAAGGACGAGCGAATCACCAACCAGGCACAGATGATCCAGTCGGTCGTCGGCGGACAGATGTGGCAACTCATCGGTGCCGAGGCGCCTGATGAGGTACCACCTAACGCCCTCCCCAAGCCTAACAAGGTTTCGGCCCCGGGACCTGGCAATGAGCTCCGAGCACTGCAGCCGTTCATTCCTCAGTTCCAGATTGAGGACTACAACAAGCGTATCGACCGAGAAATCGCAGTGGTCACCGGACTCAACGACTTGCTTCTTGGCCTTGCGCCGACGAGCGTGCTTGGTTCGTCTAAGGCAATCGCGTCTCTCATTGCAAACTATGAGTCACGAATTGCACCTAAGCGCAAGCTCTTCTACCAGTGGATGAAGGACGTATGGACACTCTCCGGACGTGTTTGGGCTTCAAAAGATAAAGCTATTGCCCAAATCTTTGAGGACCAATACCGTATCGATATCATCCCGCCTGAGCTCACTCCACGAGATACCCTCGAGCTGGCTCAGACTGCTATCAACCTCGTACAGAACCGCATCTGGAGCGCTGAACGCGCAATGGATCGCGTTGGCGTAGAGGACCCAGAGGGCGAGCTTGACATCATCCGAGACGAGCAGACTGATGCGACCATCAATCCTGCGGCCGTCTTGACGATGGGTAATCTGTTGCAACTGTTCCAACAGCTACAGCAGCAGGGAATTCAGTCCCAGCAGCTTCAGCCTCAAGAGCAGGCAGCTCAAGAGCAGTTCCAGGCTCAACAGCAATCACTCAACGCTTTCAGAACGCTTAATCCGCCTGCGACCGGCGGACCGGCGCTAGGTGGCTTTGAGAACCTAGCCAATCCACCAGCGGAGTCCCTGCCGGCTAACGCCGAAGTCGGGGCCGAGCTTCCAATGGGACTCGAAGGTCCAGTAGAAAACGGGAGTGAGGAATAATGGCAATCAGAACTAAGCGACGAGCCCGATTCCGACGGGCCACATCCGGTACACAGAACCTTACCACCCTAATCTACAACATACTAAGGGAGCAGCAGGCTGCACGAAAGCAGGCACTGCTTACTGCGTTCAACGCAAACATGAGCACAAAGACGTACGACTCAACTTACGGAGGAGAGGCTGTCGACCGAGCTGCCGTAGAGGCATTCTACATCGAAATGATGTCGGCATACCCAGAGGGCACAACCGAGAGGGACAAGCTTGCAGCTGAGCTGAACGACTTCAGGGCATCTTCACTTAGGCAGGAAATGTCAGCCTACGCTGATGCTTACGAAAACGGAACATATGCTTTTGGCGAGCAAGTAACTATGGACAAGTACCTCACTTTCCTTAGGGATGCAAAGTCTTTAACCAGCAGCGATGCCGACAAGATAGAGTATACCAAAGAGGAATTTCTTGTCACATTCAATGACATAAGTAGCGACATGAAGGCCAAGAACGCTAGTGCTGGTTCTTTTGCCAGGTTCTACGACCGTCAGCTTAAGCGTGCTGAAGAGATGGGCCTATCTAAGGACAGCAAGGTATACCGGGACATCCAGGGATATCTCGCGGACGCATCCGACCGAGCCGCAAATGATTTTAAGAGAAAGCAGCTGCAAGACGCAGTCGATGTTGTATCTAGGCGGACCGCTAAGTTGGCATCCACACTCATCGAGGCTGCCAAAGAGGCCGCCAATACTGGTCTCATGACCCAGGATGATGTGCTGGCAATCCGAGGGAATGGCGACCCAATGGGCGTTGTTTCACGATGGCTTAGCCTTGGACTAGACTCCAAGATTGACGTGATCCTATCTGGTCAAAAGGCGGGAATAATGCTTGGAGACGTCGAGCTTAGTTCCGACTCAATTATCGCATGGACCCAAGATACCAGGGAGTCAATTAAGATCCTTGCAAAGTCAAGCATGTCTGACGCATCGACAAAGGCTCAGGCGCTTGCGATGCTAACCCAATTCGATGCTGAGCTTTCTGGTCCAATGGGACTTCTGACCGGGCTTGAGGCCGCGGACCGCTCATCTCTAAATCTTACCCTTGACAACGAGAGAAGC